CTTGTTGGCGGCTGGTGGAACAACACTGCGAATGCCGGGTTGTCGTACTGGAATCTGAACAACAACTCGTCGAGCACGAACGTGAACATCGGGGCGCGGCTTCTTATTAGAAATGGTTTGTTTTGTTTTATGCGCCCCGTATTCCTCACCACTTGGTGAAAATTAGGCCGACGGAGCAGGGTTTAGTAGATTAAATTTCGAAACACCTTGAGGCTAATAAGAAGGAATTATGAAAAGAATTGGATATTTATTTAATAAGATTTGTGAGATTGACAATATTAAGCTTGCCATTATGAAAGCGTCACTTGGAAAGCGAAACAGGCCATTCGTGAGAGAGATTATTAATGACATCGATGAATACGCAGCCGTGATTCAAAAAATGCTTGTTAATAAAGAGTATCAACCTTCTCAATACAGGGTCACAAATATTCTGGATGGCGCTTGCAAAAAAGAAAGAGTTATTCATTGCCAAGATTCTTTCCTGATCAGGTCATTCACTGGGCTTTGATGCTTGAGATAGAAAGTGTCATTATGCGCGGCATGTATACATTTTCTTGCGGCAGCATTCCAGGGAGAGGGACAAGTTATGCACAGAAATATTTGCGCAAATGGATAGATAGTGATTACCGCGGTACGAAGTATTGTTTGAAGATGGATATATCAAAATTCTATCCATCAGTTAACCAGACAATTCTAAAAGGTATGTTCAGAAAGATAATCAAAGATAAGGACTGTTTGTGGTTAATTGATACGATTATCGAGAGTGTTGAAAGCGGGCTGCCAATAGGTAACTACACCAGTCAATGGTTCTCTAACTATTTTCTTCAAGGGCTTGATCATTACATAAAGAAGGATCTTTCTGCAAAATATTATATTCGTTACATTGACGATCTGGTCATACTGGGCGGAAACAAGAGGGAGATGCACAAAATCAGAAATGGAATTGCAGCATATCTGGCAAACATGGATTTAAAGATGAAAGACAACTGGCAGGTGTTCAAAATAGACTCAAGAGATATAGATTTTTTAGGGTTTAGATTTTACAGGAACAAAACGACGCTTCGCAAGAGAAACGCTTTAAGAATACGGCGAAGAATGGTCAAAATATCCAGAAAGGATCAGCTTAACTTTCATGACGCGTGTGCCGTCGTCTCTTACTGGGGATGGATCAAAAGAAGCAACAGTTTTAATTTTTATTGCCGGCTGGTAAGACCGTACGTAAATATACAAACAGCAAAGAGGAGAATTAGCTACTATGCCAAAACAGCAAGTTTATGAACCTATCCCATTATTTGGGGAACATGTCGAGGCCGTGACTCAAGCAGAGCCGGTTGAAACAGAGACTCAGATTTATTACGGGCTTGTTTTTCACCAGATATCCGTTGGTAAGTTTTTTGAGCCGCACGAGGATTTTGATATTGATGTTGGCAGGACTGCCAGCACGTTATCGCAGGACTATGACAAGATCTCAGCTGTTCGCCCTGCCGAAGACCTGTCGTCGACTGATCTGACAGAGCTAAGTACTAACCTGTCGGCCATGTTTCACAGCGACGTGGTAAAGCTGACGACCATCACGCCTAACCCAGTTTATGTCACAGATAAGCTGATAGAGGTGGTATCGTATCCGGCATGGGCTTCTGGAATTGCAGTGGCCGCTGGAGAGGTGTATTCCTACGAAGACAACAATCTTTATCAGGTTATACAATCACACACAACTCAATCAGATTGGACTCCTCCCATAGCAAAGGCGTTATGGAAACGGTATTATGAGCCTTCTGATGATCCGTGGGAATGGGTCCAGCCCACAGGCGCACACGACGCTTACCCCCTGGGAGCGCGTGTGCTGTATTACAGCGACGTTTATGAAAGTCTCATAGACGCAAATGTCTGGGCACCAGATGTATATGGATGGAAGAATCTGACAGCGCCGATCACTGACGCATGGTCGCCAGGTGTGGCATACTCTGTCAATGATGAGGTGGTTTATGAGGGATTGATCTACCGCTGCCTGCAGGCGCATACATCGCAAGTTGGATGGGAACCGCCAGCCGTACCAGCCCTATGGGATTTAATTGATTAGATACTTTGACGAATAAAACGGACTACTCTATGACACATCGCGAAATATTGGTAGTGCTATCGGATACGCATGCCGGCTTCAGCCTGGCATTAATGAACCCAGATGTTGAGCTTTTTGACGAGGATGAATTTGGGGAGCAGGAACCTTACAAACCTAAAATGACCGCTTCGCAGGAATATCTGTGGGAGATCTATACCAGCATGGTGAAAAAGATCACCAAGTTTGCCAACGGGGATCCGATCCACATCATTCACAACGGGGATCTGACGCAGGGTAGTAAACATAAAACCAACCTGGTAAGTGATCGGGATGCAGACCAGGTGTTGATCGGGGTTGCCAACCTGATCCCTTTAATGGAGATGCCTAATGTAAAGAGCCTGCGCATGTCAGTCGGTACAGAGGCGCACACCTTTGGTATGGGATCAAGTGAAATGCTTGCTGCAAAACTGCTGCAAACCAGTTATCCCAAGCTTGACATAAAGATCACATATCATGGATTAATGCGCTTTGGAAATGTCGTGGTGGATTATGCTCATCACGGCGGGCATCCTGGTACGCGCTTATGGCTCTCTGGGAATGTACAGCGATTGTATTTGCGCGACCTGATGCTGAACGAGATCGTGGCAGGACGCAAGCCACCGCGTCTTATTTTCAGAGGACATTTTCACCAGTATCAACGCATTGATGAGCAGATAGGGGAGTATGAGAGCACGCTGATCATGACGCCCAGTTTCTCCATGCTGAACGATTACGCCAAACAGGCGACCAGAAGCGCTTTTATGCTAACACACGGCATGGTAGCTAATGAAATTGTGGATGGCGAGCTCGGGCGCATCATGCCGCTGCTCAAAACTAAAGACATCCGCTTGAAGGAGGATATGTGTCCATCTCAGAAGAAATCACCCAGGCACTCGAAAACCGCCTGATAGAAGAGGCAAAGCGGGACCTGATCACTCCAGAGATCTCCGAGGATGAGGTGACAGCACAGATGATTGTCGACCAGATAGGTGTTTGTTACAGCAGCGCTACTGCCTACCTGCGAAAAAGGGAGCATTCTGGAGAGCTCGTATCACGTCGTGGTGAAGCTGCCAAGTGGAAAGATAGCCAAGGCGTATAGTAAGGCATAGGCATTTTGTGCATTTGTGCGCTCGGATTGCGCATCTGTACGCACTTTACAAAAAGCACCTGTTTTTGTAAAAAGCTATTTTACAGTTTGGACTATTTTTATTTCAGTATTCGGCTGAATAACGGCGGATTATCGGAAGTTTATCGGCGATAGACTGAAAAACATAATGTATAACAAAAGTGTTATACATTATGTTTTGTGTAACAAATATAACGACTTTCGTTATACAAATGCATAAAAACATAAATAATTGTATACATTCATGGCAGTATGTATACAAAAGTGATAATTTATGGCATCGTAATGCGTCAGTTTCAGCTAAAAGTGACGCATTACCAAATATAATCGTGATTATAATCACATTTGACGATTATAATCGTGATTATAAAGTTACTATATTCTCATTAAATAATTTTATTTACAGTTAAAACAGTATCGCTAGATAGACAATTTCTGTCTATTATCCTGCACAAACTCCTACTATATCCCAATTCGGATATTATGATACACAAATCCAAAGCATAAAATGAAACGTGTCCAAAGTATAAAGTAAACGAGAGAACCCACCTGCAGAATGGACTACGTTCTCTCGTCTGAGCGACTGAATCATTATTGTTCAGTCTGTGACTTTTTTATTATAACATAAAACAAACAGCCCTCTCGAAAGAAGGCTGCCGACCACTTTCGTGGATTTAGTCTGTTGCCGAAGCAGAGCAGGAACAAAGTTATTATAACAAACAACCCCTGACACGTGATAGGGGCTGTTGTAGCTGAACATTGGCACTAGTAACCAGTCAGCGAGTCTCGAAAGGGTGCGCTAATCCCGCAATTCGGGCTATGCGTTTCGGACACTATGTATTTATTATACCATTTTGGTATAACCCCGCATAAGAATATAACAATTTTGCTATATTTACAATCCCCACCTGGTGACGGGTGATGCTACTCTGTGAGCTGCGGTTAGATCCGTTTGAGCTATCATCAGGTATCTTTTTACCATATCAAGAGTGGAGTGGCCAAGGATCTTTTGCAGGGTATAGATATCGCCCCCGTTCCTGAGGTATTGAATTGCAAAGGTGTGGCGGAATCTGTGCGGATGACAGTCCTGCACGCCGGCGCGCTCTCCGATGCGCTTGCACTGCTTGAGCACGTTTGCCCTGTCTAATTTAAGCCCCTGGTCAGTGGAGAAAGCCGGCATAAAGACCAGCTGGTCTGGTTTGGATGTGAAATAGCGCCATAAGGATTGTGCGGTCCTGGGCGATATCGGAATTGAGCGCTCTTTAGACCCCTTGCCAAAGACGGTGACCTGTTTATTGCGCAGGTCCACATCTTTAACCTTGAGATCACACAATTCAGAAACGCGGACGCCAGTGTCGAGCATGAGCAGGATCATGGCGCGGGAGCGATCTGCGAAGTGGAGCGTATTTTGAGCTTCACGCCGGCCGGCAGTGTAATATGGCTTAGTTTTGGAGAGTGACGCAAATATCAGCTTAATATCCTCTTCGGTGAATGGCTGGATCTCCATGATCTCAGGTTTGGGTGGTGTGATATCGCGTATGATGTTCCTGACCACAATCCCGCGGCTCTCTCCCCACTGCCAGAGCGCGGAGAGTCCAGTGTGATAATTGAGCAAGGTTTTCTTTTTCAAACCTTTCTGAGCCGCCAGGAAGGCTTCAATAGTACCGGTGGTAATTTCGTTGGCCGGCAGATCACTTTCAAGAAAAGCGGTGAGCTTGCGAAAGGTATTAGAATAATCCGCTATAGTATGCGGAGATAGACGGGACTCAGCTGCGAGCATGTATCCATCGATCATTTGATAAAGTGTTAGGTTTTTCATCCGTGAGGTCTCCTCTTTTACGATTTGTAGTGTTGATAATATTAAAAGTGGTGTTGATAATAAAAAACACCAGGCTTTTTTTTAACTCCTGGTGTCTTTCCTATAAATTCCGTGAGTACTCTCGCAATCTGTCCGTATGGTACTTTTACAAAATACGACCTCATGGTTGCCTATTCTCACTATCCGTGAGTACTAAATGGGCGCGATAGGGC